CCATTGCTCTGTACCACTTCTAGCTAAACCCAATAAATAGTCTTGAGTCGAGTCGACTTTGAGGGGGTATCCACTCCCTGCATCAATTACGACCTGCCGGTCTGGGCTAGTCGTTCCAATACCAACACAGCCATCAACAATTAAATCATCATTCATTGTAACTTCGCCGGTAAAAGTAGCTCCATCTAATATACCAGCAATGTTATCTTGTACAACATCTATATTAGCGTTTAACCGAACATACGTTACATAATCATTAGAATCTAAATTAGCTACCATATTAGTATTTAAAGTAGCTACGTTATCTTGTACAATATCTATATTAGCATTTAATTGTGAATACGTTATAAAATCATTAGAAGCTAAATTAGCTACCATATTAGTATTTAAAGTAGCTACATTATCTTGAACAATATTAAGGTTAGCTCTAATCTGAAGAACATTAGCTTGTAAGTTAATAACATTAGCAACTTCAGTAACGTCACCTAAAGCTACATTTAAATTTGCAAATGTAACACTTTTTGTTTCATCCGCATCAAGATCAACAAGAACAAATTGATCTGCATTTGCAGGCGTTTCTAAATTTGTAAGTTCTGTGATTTTTTTATTAGCCAAGTCTTAAATCCTCTCCTGCCTGCGTTTGTAAAATAGCCCATTCTTGCGTAGCAAGAAACTCTAAACCATTTAATTCAATATTAGAACCATCTTGTGTTATTAAATTATCGCCAGCTTGAGTAATTAATATATTTAAACTCGCAAGTTGTCTAACTAAATAATCATCATTTTCTGTAAGTAAAAAAGCATTATTTTCTGTAAGTATTGCATCTCTATCTGTTGTTGGGGCTGGTGCAGCTCCCGCAGTAGTCCCACTTACAGAAATTCCTAATCCAAGACCAAGAGACATAGACATTTAACTTCTCTCGCTTATATACAGTGTTCCTGAAGAACTGCTCCCTATTACACTTAAATATTTATAAAAATCGCGCACCATTATTCCTCCTCCTAGACCTAAGTCTATTACTGTTGAAGAAGGTAAAAAATGACCATTAGAAGTAGCTACTGTTACAGTTGAGTCTCCTGTTTGTAAAAAACAATCTACTGTTGCATATACAGTTACAACTGAAATCGTAGATCCAAACTCAGGAGAAGTATTTGCACTACTACTAGTAAAAGGAACTACATGTCCCATCCCCGTTCGTAGTCCTAAAACATTAATAGCCTCATTTTGCCCATCCATAGGCATTTGGGTAGTCATTCCATCAAATCTTTCATTAATTTATCATAATTATTAATTTGTACTGCTACTTGGGGTCCACTTTGTTTTGGTTTAAGACCTGTTTCTATTTCTTGAAGATGTCTCATCCAATCCAATAAATCTTTTTTAGAATATACGCCTGTTTCTACCGCATCAGCAATTTTTTGATCAATTACTTGATTAATTAAATTAATCCGTTTAACCCTATTTAGATATCCTTGTGTAGCAAATACTGAATCAATATATATCTTTACTTCTTTTTTCTCAACTACAGAAGTTATTCTGTCTTGTGAAACACCATATTCATCACTCATTTCTTCTATTGATTTACCACTTAAAAAATCATTAGCAATAGCTAATACCACAGGATCAAGAGGTGGTGTGTCTAAAGTTTTATTTAAAGCATCCACACTAGTAGTAGGAACCAACTGTACATTTGAAGTCATACATCCTCCTCTACATCATATAAAATTTGTAATTCAAGATCAGCAATCCCATAGGGTTCAAATAACCCTTCATCCGTTCGAAAAGTTACTACACGAACATCAGAAACTCCATTAGCCTTAGCAGCAACATTTGCAGAAAATGAATCAACTTTTGCTTCTACATTTTGGGCTAAAAATTCAGCGCGGTCAAGATTATTTTCATCAAAAGTATATCCCCGTAGGGCAACTTCAATTATACCTAATCTACGATTGGCACCCCGTTCTATACGAGCCTCATTTCTAGGAAGTAAACAAATAGACGGAAAATCATTTATTTCATCTAAATATTTAAAATGACGAAATACATTTGATGAACTAACATCAGATGTTTGTCCAAGTTCCGTTACGAGTCCGTCGATTATTTGTTTTCGTCGGGTGGCCATACAGCATCTACCATTTCATCTAAATTTTCTGCATTGTCTTGTAATTTTAAAAAATCTTGTGATACCTTACGATGATGATCTTTTACATACCAACGAAGTATCTCTCGTTTAATTCTATGGTCAGTAATCTCAATAAAATGTCTATCTAACCAGTCTTTCCATTCCTTAAAAGATGGGAGATAATCTTTAATCTGTTTGTTAAATATATTATCTTTTAATTCATAGTTAGGATGCACAGGAGAACTTAATGGTAAACATTGGTAACCTTGTAAATCAATAGGAATACCCATTTCATCATATCTTAAAGGAGGTGATCCCGGCCACCAATAATTTCCTGAATCATCTTTATCCTCTGCATAATTCCATACTAAAGGTCCATATTTATATTTTTCGATCATTTTTTCCTCTTTTTTATAAAATATAATATATTATATACATCCTTTCAAAGGATGGCAAGAAGTCTCTCTAAATTTTCAAAATTTCCCTGATAAAGGCTCTGAGCAGTGGCCCATCGAGCGAGATGCCCTCCTAGTCTAGATAACCGCCCTACCCCCAAGAGGGCCCCCGGCGCCGAAAAAGCTAATGATATCAATGACTTAAGTGAAACCCGGCGCAATAAAATTGCGTGAACGCCTTAAACAAAACAACAAAATAATATAAAAAAGATTCGTTTGTTTTCAATGACTTAGCCCCGAAAAAAGCACTTAAAAAACGCTGATTATCCCTTTACTTTCAATAGCTTACAGCCACCCTGATTTGACATTTTAGGGTTTCCCGTGCTATAATCTAGACACAATAGAGAGCAAGCCCGTGATATCGGGACACGATAAAGCGAGAATAAAATCTCGTAAGTCGATACAGCAAAAAAGCTTACTGGATTTCGATTACTGGCTTTTGATTACTGGAACCTTCGGGTTAGGTTTAAGAAACACTGAAAATCAAAATAGGTTTTAAGAAACACTGAAAATCGAAATAGGTTTTAAGAAACACTGAATAGCTTAATAACTACCTAGCTTCACTGGCGGGATTATAATAATCCCTAACCCATTGTGGGACTGAAGCGGCTAGGTTACTTTATAAGGAGCAATACGTGAGTTTAAGAAAGCTTATGGTTGTGACTCAATACACTGAGAACTACGGTTCAGTTGAAGAGCCTCATTGGAAAATGAAGGGCGGAGAGGATTATCTCGTGTCCGAGCTTTCTAATCAGGAAGCGGCTGACTTAGGTCATCAGGGTCTGAGCGATATGGTTACTTATTGGTGCAAACATCACCTAATCAATAACCCAATGGCTCGGGAGTTCGAACTTAGCTGGCATCTTAGCTAAGCCACAACCCACCTTAAGAAACGCGATAGCGATAGCGTCCCGTTTCTTTTGTCACCGCGTCTTAAGATCCCTTTCTACTGTTAAGGATGGTTGGAAGGTAAGGCACCTAGAATGTGCTGAGAGATTGGGATCTTAAGACGTTTTTTTTAACGCCCAAAAAAGAACAAACCGTGAACGCCGGGATACAGGGGCCCCGGCCGCCGAAAAAGCCAATGATATCAATGACTTAGGGGAAAGCCTGCGAAATTTTATTGCGTGAACAGCCTAAACAAAACAACAAAATAATGCATAAAAGAACCCTTTAATATCAACAACTTAGAGCAGCTCAAAAACACTGATTATCCCTTTACTTTCAATAGCTTACAGTCACCCTGATTTGACTTTTAAGGGGTTATCACCTATAATAGGGACATGATTAAGAACATAACAATATTCGACTTAGACGGAACCTGCATCGACAGTTCCCACAGACAGCTAACAAAGGCTGATGGAACTTTAGACATAGCGAACTGGTTAGAGAATGCAACTTCTGAAAAGGTTTTCAAGGATAGCCTTCTCCCGTTAGCTTCTGAAATTAGCAAGCGGAAAATCGCTGGCGATTACACGATTATCAGCACAGCTAGGAATATGACAGATGCGGATTTTGAGTTTCTTAGAATTAACAACATGGTTCCGAACCTGATTATTTCTAGGAAGGTTGGAGATAATCGGCCTGATGATGAATTAAAGTTTAAGCGGTTAAGCTCACTATTTAATTTGAAGCAATTTAGAAACGCTAACAAGATAATGTTTGATGATGCCAATTCAGTTAGAGCAACTCTCAGAGGTTTGCTAGATGCGGTTATTAATCCAGCTAAGATAAATGAAAGACTGATATAATGAACGAACTAGAATTATTCGTAAAGCTAAACGAGCAAGCGGAAGCTATCAAAGCCGATGGCCGCAGGGTTGCGGTTCTGCTCGAAGGCAGAGACAGCGCAGGAAAATCGGGGACGATTAAGAATTTTACCCGTTACCTTCCCGATTACACTTTTAAGGTTCAGCCTAGCTTTAAACCTTCCCCTTCCATGATGCGGAAATGGTTTAGCGAATGGAAAAAGCGGTTGCCTAAAAAAGGGCAGATTATTTTTTATGATCGCTCTTGGTATTCTCGGGCATTGCTTCAGCCGGTTATGGGTTGGTGCAGTCAGGCTCAATATCGGAATTTTATTTCCAAGGTTGCGGCTTGGGAGAATAGCCAGAACGTCGAGTTTATTAAATTCTGGCTTTCTATCTCTGAAGAAAAACAAGCCAACAGGCTAGGTGAACGAAAGGTTGACCCTTTGAAATATTGGAAATATTCCTCGAATGATCCAATAGCCTTAAGCAAATTTGAAAAGCTAACCCTTTTCAAAGAGCAAATGTTTGCTCTCACTGAGGACTGGAATTCGGTTAATTACAATGACAAACAGGCTGGCCGCCTTGATGCATTGCGAATTTTGGTTGAACAACTAACTATAAGGAAAATGTAAAATGGAACTTGCACCTTACCAAATCTATCGACAAGATGGCAATATATGGCTCGAAAATATCGAGACCGAAGAACGCTATTTTGAAGAAACGGAAACCCCGGAATTGCTAAAAATGCTAATCCGGTTCAGGAATAAATATAACTCGCGAGTTGGTTGCGACCGGCTCGGGATTTACTAAGGAGAAAATCCCGCGCTCGTTGCAACTTTCGCGCGAGCGCGGTTCGCGCGGGGGCGAAAAGAACAAAACGTGAACGGAGAAGCCCCGGGGCCCCCGAACCCCGAAAAACCCTTTAATATCAATGACTTACAGAAAAATCGCGAAATTTTATTGCGCGAACGCTATAAACAAAACAACAAAATAATACGAAAAAAAATCGTTTAATATCAACAACTTAACACTAAAAAAAGCACTAAAAAAACGCTGATTCCTCGTTTAATATCAACAACTTACAGCCATCCTGATTTGACTTTTGAGGGACTTTCCTTTATAATACCCATATTGAATGAGAGATAGCCTACTGGCGGATCACAACGATCCTAGATTTAACTGAATAGCTACTCTCTAAGAAAGGTTTTCAAAATGAAAACTCCAAACTACACCGCCGAGATGACGGCCCAAATCATCTCCGATTATCAGAACGGAACTCCCGTTGCTGATATTGCCGAGGCCATCGGCAAGTCGGTTCGGAGCGTTCGCTCCAAGCTAGTTCGCGAAAAGGATGAAAATGGCAATCGTATTTACATCCCTGCGGAAAAGCCGGTTTCCGTCAAAGTTACTGGCCCAAGCAAAAAGGTCTTGCTCAATGACCTTGAGAAGCTTGACCCCTCGTTTCCGGTTAACGGAATGCGGGGAGCCACTAAAGAAGCGATTGAATACACTCTCGCCATTCTGAGCGGCTAACTTAAAAGGGGATTACTGGAGCCTTCGGGTTAGGTTTAAGAGACACTGAAAATCCCCGATTTTTTTAGAGATTTGAAATTATGAAAAAAACTAGAAACCCAATTGCTAAAGACCTGCGTTCTCCGAAATATCGGAAGAGGATTGTTCTGTCCAAAAAGGTTTACAGCCGGAAAGCCAAACATCCTAAAAAGGGTAATGGTCAATCGCAATACAACTATAAGGAAATTTAGAAATGTCTAACTTATTTAATGATACACTACTGGAAGATCTGTTTGAGGAAGGACTTGAGCTTGGCCTTACTGAAAACGAAGCCGAAATATTTGCTATGGAAGAACTAGAAAACAGAGGGAGTTCTGCAGGATGAATTGGAAATTATTCAAAGACGAATCGTTCGTTCTCTTTCTTATTCTGGGCTTTGTTCTCGAAGCCTCTGGAATACTATATCTGATATTGAGGTTTTAGACTATGAACAAGAAACTACTTATCAATATCCTCATCGTTATTTTCGGAGCCTCAGGAATGCCGATTATAGCTGGACTAATACTATTCCTGATTTTAAGGAGTTAACACTATGATTACAACTATGCTGAAATTCTCTCTCGGTTTACTTATGCTTACTACTGCTTTCGATGTAAGCGACAGCTATATTGAAGCAACTCTCGCCGTTTTACTTGGGGTCGGCTTGCTTCTAATGGCTCTCTGGGATATGGAGGAAGACATGGCTAACTGGAACCCGCCCGACGACCAAGGTTGAAAAAACTC